AGTGCCTCTAAAACCAGACTAAGTTTTAAAGTTTAGTGTAAGATGAGCCTACTATAAAATCCTTAAAGGTGGTCGTAGACTGAAGGTTGGAATGAGTGCTAGAAACCATCGTCCATCACACTAATATAAATCCTAGAGTTGGTAAGGAGAAAGCTACCCTTACTGTATCACTAGGCTTACGGACTGCTAGGTAGCGTAGTCATGTTCTTGGAGGAAAGCACCTTGAACACAGTCTGATTTTTCCACATTGCGTGGTGGTTTGCACAGACTCTAAACAACAAAGCCACAATTTGCGAGTGTTGACAGGCACTTTAAAAACCTATAGTTCAAGTTGCTGTTGGAGGAGTTGGTAGTTACTTCGGGACTGAGAAACTACCCGCTTAATTTTTAACTGGAGGGTTACTATGAAATTATCAGAATGGGTGAGCAAGTTTGACTTACCATTTATGTTTGACTTTGAATCCAAAGTACTAGACAAGACCATCAAGTGGTCATACACAGACGAGTGCCAAGAGAAACAGTTCTGGGAAACTTGGCTACCTAAGAAGTCTGATATTAAAATCAGAAGTAAACTACCTAAAGGAAAACTACAAGCAGTGAAGAACGAATTGTGGGAAGACTTATCGGAAGACTTACAGATATTAAAAGATAGATTGAATGAAAGAAGAAGAAAGAAAAGACTAGACAACGCTTCTTAAATATGATAGACTCATGACACTTAATACTAAAAACTAAACCAACGGAGGTAAATATATGTATGAGTATGTAGAAGGAAAAGCTATGTGGGCTAACGTCAGCACACCGAACACTAAGTTCGAACCACATAAGTATGGAATTGTTGTGTTGACTGATGAAGATACTGCTATTAGATTAGAAAATGCAGGTTTGTCAAGGGTAAGAACCAGAGATGGTCAAGCCAAGTATGATGAACCCGCTTTCTCATTTAGTAGGAAAGTAGAAAGGCATGACGGGACTACCAATCCGGCACCTAAATTAGTTGACAGTGATGGCAACGCTTTAGATGTTAGCTTGGGTAACGGTTCAGAAGTGACTGTGAAGATTAAACCCTACACAGGAAAGTACGGTACGTTTGCAGAGTTAATAGCTGTGAAGGTTACTAATTTAATTGAATACACTGAACCAAGTTCAGATAACGAGGAGTTTTAATATGATTATTACTATTAAGAATGATGATGGTGAAACAGTCTATGATGTTTCAAAGATTGAGAACGAAGAGAACAAGGCTAACGCTAACGTGACTATCAGCAAGATGGGTACGTTGAACGTGTTGACTGAGGCTTTAAGTTTCGCTTCACAAGGACATCAAAATAATCTCGAAGCTGTATTAAAGGACAGCCCAGAGGCAGTAGTAGAACAAGAAGAAGTTGTAGACTCAGAAGACGAGTCTTAATTCATAATGAGGGCTAACATGGATAAAACTTGGGATAAGTTACATCAACCTTGTCCGCTTTGCAAGAGCAGTGATGCTGTAGGAATCAACGAAGATGACTCAGCAAAATGCTTTAGCTGTGGAGAGTTTATGCCTAGCTATACTAAAGCATGTGGAGGAAAGGATATGCAATCAACAACAACAATAACGCAGACTAAACAGCCTGATGTGGTAGGTGAAGGAAAGTTTTCAGCCCTTACGGACAGAAAGATTTCTATGGCTACTGCTCAGAAGTACGGAGTGAAATGTGTACATGACTTACAAGGTAATGTAGTTAAACATTTCTATCCTTACTTTAACGGGCATGAACTATCAGCTACTAAAGTTCGTAACGTAAAGGACAAAGACTTCTTTGTATCTGGAAGTTACAACGACACAGGTTTGTTTGGTCAGCAACTTTTCAAAAGCGGTAAGTACGTTACCGTTACTGAAGGCGAGTGTGATGCTATGGCTACTTATGAACTCTTGGGTTCTAAGTGGGCTGTAGTATCTATCAAGCGTGGTGCTAACGGTGCAGTAAGAGATATCAAGGAAAGCTTAGAGTTCTTTGATGACTTTGAAAATGTTATCATTGCATTTGATAAAGACAAAGCCGGACAAGAAGCTAGTATAAAAGTTGCTAGACTTTTCAAACCCGGAAAAGCTCGTATCGTTACACTTCCTAACGGTTGGAAAGACCCTAACGATATGCTAAGAAACAACAAGCACAAAGAGTTTGTTGAATCTTGGTGGGCTTCTAAAGTTTATACTCCATCTGGGGTTATAAATGTATCGGAGCAACGTGAGAAGTTTCACAATCGTGAGAAGAAACAAAGTGTACCTTATCCTTACGAAGGACTGAACAAGAAATTGTACGGTCTTAGACAAGGAGAACTGGTCACACTTACAGGTGGTACAGGGCTTGGTAAGTCCAGTGTCACAAGAGAACTTGAACATCATCTCATTAAAAGCACTAACGACAACGTAGGTATCATAGCCTTAGAAGAAGATTGGAGACGTACCATTGATGGTATCTTATCCATTGAAGCTAACGCTAGACTTTACGTTGACCAAGAACGTGAGAAGTTTTCTAAAGAAGAATTGGATAAAATGTTTGACATGCTTTATGATGGTGAGAATCGTAATAGAGTATGGGTACACTCCCACTTTGGTACCAATGACATTGACGATATCTTTACTAAGCTTCGCTTTATGATTATTGGATGTGACTGTAAGTGGGTGGTCGTTGACCATCTACATATGTTAGTCAGTGCAGTGCATGAAGGAGATGAAAGGAGAGCAATTGATACTATCATGACTAGACTGAGAAGTTTAGTAGAAGAAACAGGTGCCGGAATCGTTTTGGTTTCCCACTTGAGACGTGTTGATGGTAACAAGGGACATGAGAACGGGATAGAAGTATCTCTATCTCATCTTAGAGGTTCTAATAGTATTGGACAACTTAGTGATTGTGTGATAGCATTAGAACGTAACCAACAGTCAGATGACCCTGATGAAGCTAGGACAACTAGGTTAAGAGTTCTTAAATCTAGATATACCGGTGATGTAGGGATGGCATGTAGAGTAATCTATGATGCTGAAACTGGCAGACTATCTGAACTAACAGATGAGGACATAACCTTTGATGCAAGTTTGGATGAGGCATTTTAATGGACTTAGTATTTGACATAGAAACAGATGACTTAAAAGCAACTCTGGTACACTGTATCGTTGCTCAAGACATGGACACTGGAGAGATATTTAAATTCCCACCAGATAAATTGTCTGAAGGTTATGAACTGTTGACTAAGGCAGATACTTTAATAGGACATAACATCATCGGATTTGATATACCTATGGTAGAGAAGTTCGGTGGTGTTGACTTGTCGCACATACCAGTCATTGATACTCTTGTATTATCAAGACTGTTCAACCCTAACAGAGAAGGCGGACACAGCCTTGAGAAGTGGGGATATAAATTAGGATATCATAAGATAGATTTCTCAGACTATCTTAACTACTCTAAAGAGATGTTGGATTATTGTGTTAGAGATGTACAACTCAACGCTGTAGTATTAAAGAAACTTAGAGAAGAGAGTAAAGGATTCTCCAAACAATGTATAGCTATTGAACAAGGTGTAGCTAGGATAATGAAACAACAAGAAGTAAATGGTTTCAAGTTTGATTTACAATCAGCACTGTTATTACTTGCTGAACTTAGAGAAAAGAAACAAGTCATTGAAGATGAAGTTCATAATACATTTAAACCTAAATGGGTAGATGATAAATTAGTTACCCCTTACATTAAGAAAGACGGAGACTTATCTAAGCGTGGACTTACAGATGATGAGTACAAGAGATGTATAGATACTAATAACTTTAAACCTTTTATGAGACAAACACTACAAGTCTTTAATCTTGGTAGTCGTAAACAGATAGGAGAATATCTTATTGACTTTGGTTGGAAGCCTGAAAGGTTTACACCTACAGGTCAACCTATAGTAGATGAGAAAACTCTATCAGCAATCACACATATACACGAAGCTAAACTTATAGCAGACTTCTTACTACTTCAAAAGCGTATAGCTCAAGTTGATTCTTGGGTTGAAGGAGTACAAGAAGATGGTAGAGTACATGGCTTTGTAATACCTAACGGTGCTATCACAGGAAGAATGACACACAGGAATCCTAACATGGCACAAGTACCGGCAATCTATAGCCCATATGGAAAAGAATGTAGAGCATGTTGGACTGTAGAAGAAGGTAATGTTTTAATCGGAGTTGATGCTTCTGGTCTTGAGATTAGAATGTTAGCTCACTACATGAATGACGAGGAGTACACAAATGAAATTCTCAATGGAGACATACACACCGCTAATCAAAAACTTGCACAGCTTGAATCAAGAGATAAGGCAAAGACATTCATCTATGCACTCATGTACGGAGCCGGAGATGAAAAACTTGGAAGCGTGGTTGGAGGAAGTACATCAGACGGTAAAAGAGCTAGACAATATTTCTTTGATAATAAACCTACATTTAAATCTCTTAGAGACAGAGTACAAAGAGCATCAGCAAAAAATTATCTCAAGGGGTTAGATGGTAGAAAGCTATATGTTCGTAACCAACATTCAGCATTGAACACTTTACTACAAGGTGCGGGTGCTATCGTAATGAAACAGGGACTGGTTCTACTAGATGATGTACTAAGATTAAACTCTATGGAATATAAGTTCGTAGCTAACATACACGATGAATGGCAGATAGAAGTTCCTAAGTGTCATGCTGATAAGGTAGGGCAGTTAGCTGTAGAGAGTATAGTAAAAGCCGGAACACATTTTAATCTTCGTTGTCCGTTAGATGGCGAATACAAGATAGGAGCAAACTGGAGTGAAACCCACTAAAGCCTGTACTAAATGTGGTGTAGTTAAAGAATATACAGAGGAATTTTTTTCTAAGAGAGAACATGGTAGACTTAGAGCTGACTGTAGAAAATGTTATAATAAATATTACAGAGATAATATACATAAGTATGCCAAGACTCATATGATTTATGATGCAAAGATAAGAGCTACCAGAAAAGAAATGGACTTTGATTTAACAAAAAAAGAATTACATTTCCCAGAAAAATGTCCGGTACTTAATATTAAATTAATTCACGGTAAAGAAGACTGGAAAAATTCTCCTACAATAGACAGGATAGATAACTCTAAGGGATATGTATTAGACAACTGTATAGTTGTTTCAAGTATTGCAAACACTATAAAAAGTTCAGCAACTCCTAATCAAATATTAAAGGTTGGTACATTTTATAAAAAATTATATAAAGAAAAAGGAATAAAAGATGAAACCGAATAAAGAAGATAGAAAGAAATTTGATATTGACTTAGAGTACGGAGAGATAAGAGAAGATAAAATAAAGGACATGCTTACTGGTAAGAAGATAGAAGTTAAATCAGAGAAAGGTATGTGGATGAAGACAGGTAACATATGTATAGAGTATGAGTCTTGGAATAAACCATCAGGAATTAGAGCAACAGAATCAGACTATTGGTTTCATAACTTATGTGTAGGAGACAACGAGTTCTGTACTCTTGTATTTAAAACAGATGTACTTAGAACTATTGTTGATGACCTTGATAGTTTTAAAACTGTATGTGGTGGAGACCATAACGCTAGTAGAATGTTCTTAGTTAATCTACAAAAGTTATTTTCTTCAGATGTCATCAAAGCATTTAAGGAGACTGAAGATGAAAAAAAATAAGAAAACACTTGACACATTAGTAGAAGATATATATAATGAATTATCGGCACTAGGAAAAGGCGAACATCTAAACATAGATGAAGAGTCAATAGAACAGTTTGGAGAGTCAATGAAAGAGATTCTCTATGAGTGGTCACATCCTAGCCCTCGTGGTAAACCTAGCTTAAGAATGTCTAACATAGGTAAACAACCTAGACAATTATGGTACGAGATGAACTCTAAATCTGATAACACAGAGGTTATTTCTCCACCTACTTTTATTAAGTTTTTATACGGACACTTACTTGAAGAGATAGTTTTATTTCTTGTTAAGTTATCTGGACATGAGGTTACTAGCGAACAGAAAGAGATAACAGTTTCTGGAATCAAAGGACACATGGACTGTGTTATTGATGGAGAAGTTGTTGATGTTAAGACTGCTTCTAACTATGCCTTTAAGAAGTTTAAAGATGGGACTCTAGCAGAGGATGACCCTTTCGGGTACATGGCTCAACTTGCCGGATACGAATCAGCAGAAGGAACTACTCATGGTGGATTCCTTGCACTGAACAAAGAGTCTGGTGAGTTGGCTATGTTTAAACCTGATAACTTTGATAAGCCTAATATTAAAAAGAAAATAACTAATATTAAAAAGGCTGTTAAGTTAGCTACACCACCAGAGAAATGTTATGATGATGAACCGGATGGTAAGTCTGGTAACATGAAACTTGCAAGAGGTTGTACTTGGTGTAGGTTCAAACATGATTGTCATAAAGATGCTAACGATGGTAAAGGGTTAAGGGTGTTTAAATATTCAACAGGATATAGATACCTAACTCAAGTACCTAAAGTTCCTAATGTTATAGAGGTAACACAGATATGAACGGTAGAAAAGCTAAGAGATTAAGACGTAGAGGAGAAGAGTTACTTATCAATTGGATAAGAACAATGGTTCCAGATGGAGAAGATACTAAGAAGATTAGTAAGAAAAACTTACATGAGTTTCTTCCAGAGCAAACACATATCTTTGCAAACAATAAGTTTATGTTAAGTGCTTATAGCCTGAGATGGTTTTATAAGAAAGTAAAACAGAATCCTAACTTTCATTTAGAAGAGTTAGATGCCTAGAAGAGTACCAAGAAAGCCTAGACCTAAAAAAGTAAATGTTCCTAAAGGCTACGATAGTTTATGGGAAGCAACACTACATGAGACTTTACTACAGGAATGGAAACATCATTGGGATAACATTCATTATGTTGTTAAGCATAAGTACGAGCCTGACTTTGTAAAGGTTATAGATGGTAAAACAATTTTACTAGAAGCTAAAGGTAGGTTCTGGGACTATGCAGAGTATAGTAAGTACATACATATACGAGAAGCTTTACCTAAAGGTTATGAGTTAGTGTTCTTGTTTCAGAAACCTTTCTCTCCAATGCCGGGTGCTAAAGTAAGAAAAGATAAAACAAAAAGAACTCATGCTGAATGGGCTGAGACAAACAACTTCACATGGTATAGTGAAGATACACTACCGGAGGAATGGAAAAGTGGACTACAAGTTTAGAGAAGATAAAATATTAAATGAGATAAAAGCTTACATAGGTAATACATATAGTCAACACTATGCTAACGGTAAGTACCAAGCTACTGATATAATATTAGATACAGGACATGGAGAAGGATTCTGTGTTGGAAACATTATGAAGTATGCTATGAGGTATGGAAAGAAGAACGGAAATAATCCAGATGACTTACGAAAGATTATACACTATGCTATAATAGCTTTACATTTACAGGAACAAGATAATGATTGATGACAAGATAGGAAAGAAGCCTTACCTAGGTATAACAATAGATTACGATAGAGAAAAAACATTTGATAAATTTAGTTTAGATACACTCAAGGATAGATATTTTTGGGAAGGAGAAACACATGCCCAAGAAGCATTCGCAAGAGCCTCAGTCTTCGGAGCAACTTTCAAAGGCGAGACAGATTTTGAATTGGCTCAGAGACTTTATAACTACAGTTCCCAAAGGTGGTTCATGTTTAGCACTCCTATACTTAGCAACGGGGGAACAACTCGTGGGCTTCCTATCAGTTGCTTTCTTAATTATGTTCCTGATAGTAGGGGTGGTTTATCTGCTCACTATGACGAGAATATTTGGTTGGCAAGTTCGGGTGGAGGCATTGGTGGATATTGGGGAGATATTAGAAGTAACGGTATATCTACTACTCACGGTAGTCGTTCTACTGGTTCAATTCCTTTCATGCATGTAGTTGATTCTCAGATGTTAGCCTTCAATCAAGGCACTACAAGACGTGGTTCTTATGCGGCTTACATGGATATAAGTCACCCAGAGATTGAAGAGTTTATTAACATGAGAAAAGAATCTGGTGGAGACATCAACAGAAAGAATCTTAATCTTCATAACGGTATTAACATTACTAACTCTTTCCTTGATGCAGTACAGAAAGATGAAGACTGGAGATTAATAGACCCTAAGACTAACGAA